CGATCTGGGATTTGACGTTGGGCATCGGTTTATCCATGTACTTCCTGATTTCCTTACATTTGGAAATCTCAGCCTTGTTCGGGTACAGCGCTTTCGCGATATCCTCGGAAAGTTCGTGTCTCCGCCCGACGAAATCTTTACAGAATCCGTCCGCGCGGCCGTCGAGAGTCGGGCACGTGCAGAAACACTTCTGCAGAATGTGTCTACCGCTGACCAAAAACCAGACGTGATTCGAACCGTGTTTCCTCTGAATATTCTCGCACCACTTTGAAGTGCTGGAGAGGAGAAACGTGTCCTTGCTCTTGTACATCTTAGTCAGGAACGCATCTCCCTGACCGGGCATGTTTTTCTGTATGAACGTCTCCAAACGATTCTGCAGGACGCTGTCGTGGATCTCGTCTTTGGTCTGTTCAGTCGAAAACGAACCTTCCTTTCGCTGTTTCGGTTTCGGTAGGGCCTCCGCCGTCACGGGTTTTTCGGTTCTGACCGCCGTGGCTTTGAGGATCACCGTGTCCGGTTCAGACGGGATCCTCGAGAGTGACGAAAGCGGCCACGTGTACTTGAACAGCGGGAGGTACATACCCTCGACCACCCCTTTCGCGAGTTTGTGCGACCAGGGCATACGAAACCCGCTCCCCTTGGTCCGGCGCGCGGGGTCGCCGTAGACGCTCGAGTCCACGATCGCGTCCCACTCAGTTCCTCGGTCGTAACCGAAGAGATCGGAGATGATGTATTGTCGCAGGTACACCGCGGCGGTCTGTTCGACAACGAAACCCGGCCAATTGAGGTGCACACCCGTCTTGATTTTTTCACCAGCCTTCTTGGGTTGCGCGACGGACACGATACACTCTTTTCCCCCGAACTTTTTCACGCATCTACATATCACGGTGGATATCTGACTGATCTCGTCTATGCCGAGACCGTCGTCGGCTTTGTAATCGAGGTCTACGAAAAAGTTATACGTCGGGGTTTTCTGTTCCACGACGAATACTTTCTCGTCAGCTTGCACAGCCTCGATGTATTTGTCGTAAAATTCGTCCAATCTATCATACGGCACGGACAGGCATCCGCCGTCCAGGAGCACGTGTGATGGGTTGGGGACTTTTCTCAAGAAGCCGTTCTGGGAACACCAACTTTTGAACATACTTACTTTACATACATATTAATCCTCGTCTCTAAACCAGTTCGACGAACAGGAGACGTCCTGATAAATCTTCGTTTCGCTCAGTTCCTTCTTAAAGGTGAGGAGTTCGTAGACGGTCATCTTCTCATTTTCCCTGACCCAATCCTCGATCTCGGAGTCGCACAGACCCCGGTTCTTCTCGAGAAGTTCAGAGATTTGTCTCAGTATGAAAGCTTTCGATTTCATTATTTTATACTGAAGGTTTTTCTATCGGGGGTTTGCATGCACCTGTAAAACTCTGGATTTTTAATGACATTATCTATGATCAACTTCCATCGCTTACGCGAATTAAACTCGGGGAGTGTGTCGTAGCTCATGTGATCGTTCTCGTCGAAGGTCTTGCGAATGGGTTGGTTGTGTAGTTTTTTCAGTTGCATCTTGGCCTTCTCCTCGTAGAATCGCTTGACCTGTCCGTGCTGCTCCACCCTGTCGTAATCCACGAAGAACACGAAACAGTTATACTCGAGGTCCACCGTGGGACTTTCCTTGACTGTAAACTTGAAATCCATGTACTCACCGTTTTTCAAGTTGAGAACCCCGCGGGTCTCCTCCTCGAGTTCTCGAAGCGCACACCGGATCGGGTTGGTGATTTCCCTTCGGCGACATCCGCCCGTGACAAAAATCCAATCTTTGAACCGCCAATCGCGCACGGTCAAGAACCGCGGTTGATCACCGTTGAAACTAACTGGTATCGCTATGGCCTTGTGCTTTTTCATCGCGCATGCGCGTTTCTACAATAGGCTGACATTCTTATTCCTCGGATTTTTCTTCCACCTCCTCGGCGACGAGCGCGGGTTCTTCTTTCGCACCGCCGCCACCGCTGGACTGGGAAAGATGGCGCGCGACGTGCGCTGAGAAAACCTTGAGCTCGTCGACCTCCTGCTTCGCCTTGTTCAGCTCCCTGAAGAGGAAGACGAGGCCGGCGATGCAGGCGATTGCGGCGATGGTGGTGAGAATTTCACGGTCGATCGGGATCATTTACTGTACCTACGATTTTTTCTTTTAAGTAGTGATCACGCCCATGGAAACCCTGTCGTCTTTCGGACACTGGTACGGGGTGGTTGCGAATTGCACGGCTTGGTAATGCGTGGCCTGGCACGATTTCTCGGTCGGCGGCGTGGGCTGACCCACGAACTTCTCGAGAGTCTGTGACCTTGGGTTATACGTCAATACAAAGACGACTGCTAGGAGGAAGATTGTTTTCCACATACTTACTATTTAGTTAGAATATAAAAGGCCAGCCATGCCGTTCTCCACCCTGAGTACGTTGTAGTTGACGGCGTAGATGTCCTCGTCGAACTTACCGACACCAGCACCGGCGTGGCCTGCGGACTGGATCCGAGCCGAGTCGAGTCGGCTGAAATTTAGACTACCGGTGGGCTGGAGCTTCGCAGCGTCGAGGCAGAAAGGCACGAAGAAAAGATTCGTACCCTTGACACTGGAGTTTGACGTGTGGTAGTAGAGGGGCACGGACGTGAAGTTGGGATCGGCGAATTTGTAATCGCCGATATCAGTACCGTTGATCTGGAGCTTGAGCTTGTTCGCCTCGTGGAGGATGGACATGGCGCTGCCCTTAGCGGCGGCGAGGTACTTGATCGGGTGATTGTAGTTGAGTTCCTGGATCAGGCTCTTGGACGCGATGCTCTTCTGGACCTGGGTGATGAGCATGTTATGGGACCCAGAGCTGAACGCGGCGCGCTCGTCGGTGTCGAGGTACGCGAAGTTTGCGTAGACGTTCCAGCCCCAGCTCGAGGCGCTGCCACCCCAGGTGATGCGAATTTCGACGTCGTGGTACTGGAGGGCCACCAACGGGAGCGCGCTCTGCCAGTTCTCGCAGAAGCTGAACCGAAGCGGGTAGAACTTGGCAGTACCCGCACCGTCGTAGAGACCACCGGCCACGGACTTGGAGAAGTTAGTGGCGGAAAGGGTGGGCGCGATGAGCGTGGAGTACGTGGAGTCCTGGGTGTCAACCACTTGACCGCCGATCAAGAGCTCGACCTTAGAGATTAGGGTGGTCCAATCAGAGACGGGTGCCGTGTCGGCGTCGACGACGACGTAGGGTGCGAAGTACACGTAGTTGAGAAGGTCACCCTTGCGCTCGAAGCGCACGGTGGACATGCCGTTGTTGTTGACGTTGCCCTGGATGACCTGACGCTCGCAGGTCTGACTGAAATTTGTGTGACGTTTGTACGTTGAGCGAAAGAACGAAACCTCGGGGGCGCCGACGAGGTGCGCATCCTGAGCGCCTACGGCGACGAGTTGGGCGATTCCGCCGGACATTTTATACTGTATACTGACATAATTTTTAAGCCTGTTCGAGTTGCTCGATTCTTTTCGTGAGACTGAAAACCACGTTCTGGAGGAGGGTGACCTGCGACGCGATACCCGCGAGGTGGTCGAGGTCGACGCTCACGGTGGACCCCCCGCTCGGGTTGACCGTAGGTTTTTCGGGCCACACGGGGTTCTCCGGGTCTTCGGTGAGCGAAGGGAGGTCGCGGAGCGCCTGGCGGTACCGCGTCCACTCGTCTCTCATCTGATTTGGGATATGGTAATCCGTGGAGAAAATCCAATCCACCTCGGCGAGGCGCTGGTTGCGTAATAACCGAATGAGTTCCATCGGATCCATCTCGTCGTATCCTGTCGTGGGTACCATTTATTATACCTTCACAATTTTTATCCAACGAGATAACCACTGAAACCGTTGTGTCTATCACCTCCTACGTAAAACGCATAATTGCTAGACGGTAAATACATCCCAAGAGTGTCACCGGCGTTCATCGGTACTATCCATTCACCCGCACCTGAGTATATGCTATATGGCCCCCGCGCCCAATACGAACCATTTAACCAAGGCCTTACCCAGAAAGGTTTACTGGTACTTTGACCGTACCCGTAACAGTGAAATTTATATGCACCGGTGATCGGAGCTGTAAATAAACCTGTGGATGCATCGTAACAGACACCCCTGTTATATAACACATCGTTGAAAACCGCGACCCCGGGGCCTATGGATCGACTCGAAGCGTTGCTCAGTTCCGCGTAAAAGGCGGGTTTTTGATTCGTGATTACACCGTCAACGTTCAAGTTCCCCCTCACATCCAACTGGGCTTCAGGGGCTTTCCCGATGCCGACGGCCGTGTCGCTGATGACCATGGACCGCCCAGTTCGGCCGAGACGGTACAACTTTTGGACCTCCGAGGGTTCGAGGACGACGTTGTAGAGTTTGTAATTTGAAATTAAACCCGTTAGACCGCGTGTTCCCGTATTCGTCGAGCCCAATGCTAATACTGCACCTTGCAAATTAAATGTCTGCTCGTTGTATACTTCACTTACCGGACCTGTACAATCGACACCATCAACATATATTCTACAGTTAGTAGTGTTGAAAGTTGTACCACCGTTGAATGTTGCGACTACGTGATACCATCTGTTCAGTTCGGCGGTTACAGTACTCGTAACCCACCCATTGTAACAATCAAATGTAATTCTATTAGGATAACTTGAATTACCAGAAAGAAGAACTCCTGATTGCTGCTGAAGATCAGCCGTTCCAGCTGCACAAACCCATGTATAATCAGTGGCATCAGTTGTTTGTTTAAACCAGACAGAATGTGAATGAACTGGTTGGGTGCCAATTAAACCGTGTGATCCCCTAACATTACCCCCCCCATTGGTAGTTTTAAAAGCCTTATCCGCTGGGGAGTATAAGCCACCGTTGTAAAACGCCCCATGATTCCCCTTCCCCGAGATATCTGTGGGTGAGGAATTGACGGTGGTATCGAAATCCACCAGCAACTTCTCGGGTCTCGGGGTTTCCGTATCCACGTCGTACCGCGAAACGCGGGGCACATCGAGGGACCTCCCTAAAGTCAGCGAACCCTTATCGAGGGTCGTGGGACCGGGGGTGCCGAAATAGACAAGTTCACCCATTTGCCAATGCATATCGGATGTTCCACTTGTTGGATACCGACTGGTTAAATTTGTACATACTAATCTTATATGCGAATAATATGATGTTGAAGTCAAACCGAAATTGGTAAGTTGATTTGAAATTGCCGTAGTTCCAGTAGACCCCGATGGTGAATTATAATCAATGGTATCAATTTGATACCAATCTTCGCCGTTATTACTACCAAGGATGATACCCCTTTGTAATGAGATTTGCCAGTAATTAGTTCTAGGAGCGATCGAAACAGCACTTAATTTTATGGGGTATGGACATATTAAATCTATCCAACCACCTGAGAGAACACTTCCATCATATAGGGTTGTTTTGGAATGGGTACTTAAGGGTCCATATGGTGCGACATCAGAATATCCAATACCTGTGTCTATCCAGAAATTTCCG